CGTGACTACGCAACTAATTCAGAAGTTCAAAGAATTACTGACCACATTGACCAACGCTTTAACAAACTTGAAGCAAAAATTGACCAGCTTATTGCGGGGAAGTGATGCCAAGTAAGAGCAAAGCCCAACATAATTTAATGGAAGGCGTGGCACACAATGCTGCGTTTGCCAAAAAGGTCGGGATCCCGCAATCCGTGGGACGCGACTTTGCGTCGGCGGATAAAGGAAAAAAGTTTAGTAAGGGTGGCGCTGCAGAGCGTCAAGCAATTAACCAGCCTAAAACCAATCACGGTGAACAGGCACTTTTTAAAAAAGGTGGAATTATGAAAAAAATGTCTAAAGGTGGCGACACCACTGGCATGAGCGCTAACAAGCAAAGCAAAGGTATCACCAAGGAAGCTATGGGCAAGGTTCGCACTGCTGCTCCTAGCAAAGATGGTATTGCCGAAAAGGGCAGAACCAAAGGCATGCAAGTTAAGATGTCTGGCAACAGCATCGGCAATGGCCCAATGGTTAACACCGGCATGAAGCGCGGTGGCATGGCTAAAAAGAAATAAGGAGTTCCAAATGGAAAAGAAAGTACCAATGATGAACGAGATGGATTTTCCAGCTCACAAGATGAACCATGAGCATGTTAAGCAACATGGCGCTGGTCATAAGCACCATAGCGAAATGTTTATGCCTCACAGCGCTGGACATCAGTACGAACAAGAAAAAGTTCAAGCTATGTGCGGTGGTGGCAAGGCCATGAAAAAATAAGGAGGCCGTATGGCCGACATTAAATACTCTGACTCCACGCCCGTGGACGACCCTGTCGTTAAAGATTACAAACCCCCAGTTGCCGGTAGCGGCATCAAGGTTGAAAAAGAACCCAAGCCTATGCCCGCGCCAAAGCCGGTCAAGAAAATGGCCTCTGGTGGTTCCGCTTCTTCTCGCGCTGACGGCATTGCCATGCGTGGTAAGACTAAAGGTAAATACCTATGATAGCCAGTCGTGGTATGGGAGACATTTCTGCCTCAAAGATGCCAAGCGGAAAGCGTAAAGCACGCCGCGACAACACAGACTTTACCGAGTATGCCAAAGGCGGAAAAGTTGGTTTGTATGCCAATATCCATGCTAAACAGCAGAGGATTGCTGAAGGATCTAAAGAAAAGATGAGGAAGCCCGGCAGTAAAGGAGCGCCAACTGAAGATGCATTTGTTAAATCCGCCAAAACCGCAAAGAAAGCCAAGGGCGGAAGTATTCGTAATTCATTGCAACTTGCAGAATCTCGTAGGAAATAATTATGGCCAATACCTCTGGATCAGCAGCGTTTAACCTTGACCTCTCCGATTTAATCGAGGAGGCTTTTGAGCGTTGTGGTGCAGAGCTTCGTACTGGCTACGATATGCGTACTGCCCGTCGCTCTATCAATCTATTGACGATTGAGTGGGCAAACAGGGGTATCAATCTCTGGACTATTGAGCAAGGCCAGATTGTGATGAACACTGGTCAGATTTGCTATCCATTTCCTGCCGACACGATTGATCTGTTAGATCATGTGACTCGGACAGGAACTGGGCAGAACCAGTCCGATCTAAACATCACCCGTATTTCAGAGCCAACTTACTCAACCATTCCCAACAAGAATGCCACTGGTCGTCCAATCCAAGTATGGGTTAACCGTCAGTCTGGGAACGTAAACAAGACTACTGCCGTATTGTCTGCAGACATTACCAACACAGATACAACCATCACAGTAAGCGACGCCTCTCAGTTGGCCGCTACTGGGTTTATAAACCTTGACTCAGAAACTATCTATTACCAGAACGTAAGTGGCAATCAGTTGCTTAACTGTGTTCGGGCGCAAAACAATACGACGGCTGCAGCTCACACGTCTGGGACATTTGTCTACATTAACTGGCTGCCAAACATCAATGTTTACCCTGCGCCAGACAATCCCGGCAATCAGTACACTTTTGTTTACTGGCGTTTGCGCCGTATCCAAGACGCTGGTGGTGGTGTAAATATCCAAGATATCCCATTCAGATTTATCCCATGCATGGTGGCAGGATTGGCTTTCTACCTATCCCAAAAGATCCCCGGCGCACTAGAGCGTGCTGTTGGCCTAAAGGCTGAGTATGAAGAGCAATGGGCATTGGCGTCTACTGAGGATAGAGATAAAGCGGCTGATCGTTATGTTCCAAGGAACATGATGTATGCCTAATAGATTTGCGTCGGGCAAATGGGCAATTGCCGAGTGTGATCGCTGCGGTCAGCGGTACATGCTCAAAGAGTTGAAGAAACTGGTAATCAAGACAAAACAGGTAAACATCAAAGTATGTCCTGAGTGTTGGGAGCCAGATCAGCCGCAGTTGCAGATTGGTATGTATCCAGTAAATGACGCGCAGGCTGTTCGTGAGCCTCGTCCAGATACAAGTTACATAACTTCTGGAACAAACGGATTGCAGACAAACGTAAGTGGCGGAACCACGGTGAGTGGTGTCGGTACGGTTGAAGGCGGAAGTAGGATATTTCAGTGGGGATGGAACCCTGTTGGCGGGGCTAGTTTTTATGATGCGGCGTTGACGCCAAATAATTTGAATTTAGTCGTACAACTTGGTACAGTTACGATAGCAACAACTTAGGAGTTGAATATGGCAAAGATGGAAATGCACTCTGAAAAGGGTGAAATGAAAAAAGACATTAATCAGGATAAGAAACTGATTAAAAAAGCTTTCGGTATGCACGACAAACAGTTGCATGAGAGCAAAAAAACTAACCTTTCCAAGCTTGCCAAGGGCGGTATGGTTGGCGGTAAGACCAATGAAGGCATGAAGGCTATTGGTCGCAANTTAGAAAAAGCCAAAGCCAGCGGCAAAGCATACGGAGGTTAATATGCCTAACGAAATGAAACCAACAAAGAAGAATAGCCCATCTATTCACCGTGGTGCTAACCGCGACAACTTGCCAGCATCTGACTATGCCCCTCCTCACACTATGGGAGGAAAAGCATTAGAAGAGAAAGACATTGGTTTTTCTGTTGAGATGCCCCGCCGCACAAACTGGACGCCATTGAATGGTGGCGTTTCTATTGGCGCTAATGAAAAAATTGAAACTGAAGGCATCACCATGCGCGGTCACGGTGCTGCTATCAAAGGCATTAAGTCTAGAGGCCCAATGGCATGAGCATGACGTACAGTGAGCTGGTAACGGCGATTGAGACGTATACCGAGAACACCTTTCCTGCCACAACCTTGGCGGATGGAACGGTTGTTTCCTCGACTACGCAGATCAATCGCTTTATTGAGCAAGCTGAACAGCGCATCTTTAACACCATTCAGTTCCCGTCACTGCGTAAGAACGTATATGGGACTATCAGCTCTAGTAACAAATACCTGTCAGCGCCTGATGACTTTTTATCGGTGTATTCAATTGCTGTTGTGGACTCAGCGGGCGTTTACACGTTTCTTTTGAACAAGGATGTGAACTTTATACGTGAGGCATATCCAGACCCAACGGCTGGTGGTTTGCCAAAGTATTACGCCATCTTTGGACCAACAGTAAACTCTTCTACGATCACAAATGAGTTGTCGTTCATCCTAGGCCCAACGCCAGATGCTACGTACAACACAGAGTTGCACTACTATTTCTATCCTACATCTATCACAGTATCTTCGGACGGACACTCATGGTTGGGAGATAACTTTGACACAGTTCTTTTATATGGCTCATTGATGGAGGCGTATACGTACATGAAAGGTGAAACAGACCTGATTGCTCTGTATACTGCTCGTTATAAAGAAGCGTTAGACCAAGCTAAACGTCTTGGCGATGGATTAGAAAGAACTGATGCATACAGAACTGGTCAATATAGGCAAGTAGTTACATGATAAAAAAATGTAATAAATGCATGACAGAAAAAGAAGTGTGTTTGTTTCACAAGGATTCGTCACGCAAAGACGGGTACCGTAATGTGTGTAAGGCGTGTATTTCTGCATACATGAAAACAAATCATGTAAAAAACAGAGATCATATTATTGCAAAAGCCGTTAAATGGGTTGAGGAAAATAGAGCTAGACATAACGCTAAATGTAATAGGTGGGCTAAAAATAACTCATCAAAAGTTAACGCTAGAACTGCACGCAGATATGCATGTAAAACTCTTGCCACCCCAAAATGGCTAGATAAAGACGATCACTGGATGATTGAGCAAGCATATGAGCTGGCCGCTTTACGAACCAAGATGTTTGGTTATCCGTTTGAAGTAGACCATATAGTTCCTTTAAGAGGGAAAAAAGTTATGGGTTTGCACGTTCCTTGGAATTTGCAGGTGGTATTGCAAAAAGATAATCGCCGTAAATCTAACAGTTTTGAGGTAGTTTGAATGGCCTTTACGGGTAACTTTACGTGCAACGTCTTCAAGACGGGGCTGATGAACGGGACGTACAACTTCACAAGCGGGACGTTCAAGATCGCTCTTTATACAAACGCAGCTACCTTAGACGCAACTACAACGGCCTACACTGCCACTGGAGAAGCGTCGGGGGGAAGCTATTCTGCTGGTGGACAAAATTTGGTAATTGCCCAGACCCCCACTGTGGGATCAAGTGGAACAATCGCGTACATCTCGTTTAACAATGCAGTGTGGACTGGCGCTATTACGGCACGGGGCGCGTTAATCTATTTGAGTGGTAGTGGAAACCCAGCTGTTTGTGTTCTGGATTTTGGAAACGACAAGTCAAGTTCTAGTACGTTCACCGTACAATTCCCAGCAATTACCAACACTTCGGCGATTATTCGCATTTCATAGGAGCAACCATGCACAAAGAACAATCCGGTTTTGGCGATAACGCCGTAGCCACATTGCAGGCTAATGCGTCCATTCCAGAAGGCATGGGCATTGAAGGCCATTACCACGTAGAGTGCCGTGACGCACAGGGCAACCTCAAGTGGAACGAAGAGTTCCCTAATTTGGTAGTGGCCGTTGGTAAGCAGTTGTTGCTAGACACTTTGCTCCGTACATCTGGTACATACACAACCACTGGCCCATTTTTGGGGCTGATTAACAACAGCACTACCTTCGCCGCTACAGATACTATGGCTTCTAAGTCATGGACTGAGTTGACTACCTACACAGTTGGCGGTTCAGCAGTGCGTGGTACGGCTGTGTTTGGTGCTTCTACCTCATCTGGTACAACCCCATCAAACGTCACTACGTCAACGGCTACGGCTATCACCTACACAATGACAGGTTCTGCTACTGTGTACGGTTGCTTCTTGGTGACAGGTTCTGGTGCAGTCAGCACAATCTCTAGCACTGCGGGTACTTTGTACTCAGAAGGCAACTTCAGCACTGCCAAGACTGTTACATCTGGCGATACCGTAACTGTTACTTATTCGACCACCGCGACTTCTTAAGGAGTCTTAAATGGCTCTAGCCCTCAATGATCGGGTACAACAGACTGGCACAGCCAACACCACGGTAAGTTTTACCTTATCTGGCTCTGTCACGGGCTTCCAATCCTTTGCCATCGTTGGCAACGGCAACACCACCTATTACTCTGCGTTTGATGCGACGGGCAACTGGGAGGTGGGAATTGGCACGTATTCAACGACTGGCCCAACTCTCACGCGTACAACCATTCTGGCATCCAGTAATGCAGGGTCAGCGGTCACATTTAGCGGCACGGTCAACGTCTTTGTAACCTACCCTGCTGAGAAGTCAGTCAATCTTGATGGCTCTGGCAACGTCAGTGCGTTGGGTACAGTGTCTTCTGGTACTTGGCAAGGTACAACTGTAGGCGTGGCCTATGGTGGCACGGGCGTAACTGCCTCGTCTGGCGCTAACTCAGTGATGTTGAGAGATGCTAACCAGAACGTATCTATCAACCGACTCAACCAAGGTAGCACAACAGTTACTGCGGCAGCAGGCACAACAACTTTAACTGCGGCTTCTACATTCAGCCAGATTTTGACTGGCACGGGCGGACAGACATTTAGACTGCCTGACGCTACAACACTGACTGCAACGACGGCTTTCCAGTTTAATAACAACGCTACTGGTACTTTAACAATCGTTGACAATGCTTCTGGCGCTGTGGGCACTGTTGCTTCCGGCGGTGCGGCTGATATTGCTCTGCTGTCTAACGGCACGGTTGCTGGTACATGGGACGTACACGCATATATCCCTGAGAACGTACAGTGGGGAACCAACTCTCTTGCACTGGGTTCTACAGTTATTTCTGGCGGCACATGGCAGGGCGGAACAATCGCTACGGGTTATGGCGGTACAGGATTGACAAGTTACACCGCAGGTGACTTGCTTTACTACACATCGGGTACGGCTTTGTCTAAAGTGCCAATCGGGGCAAACGGATATATTTTGACTTCTAACGGTAGCGCACCAACATGGGCGGCAAGCACATCTGCAACAGCAGACCAAGCGTACTACCTAGCCTTTATGATGGGATAAGAAATGGCAACCTACACAAACGTATCGTACGCAGTTAAGAACATAAGCACTGGCGGTTCGACTGTTGCAACAATTTCTTCTGGCACGCTGGGCGTGGCTAGTCTTGTGGTGTCCAACACCTCTACATCTCCCATCACTTGTGATGTCTACATTACCCGCTCATCAGTCAATTACTACATAGTCAAAGGCGCTACTGTGGCGGTTGGCGGGTCAAACGAATGTATCCAAGGCAACAGGATTGTGTTGCAACTAAGTGATATTTTGGTAGTAGTAGCCAGTGCAGCTTCTTCAGCCGATGCGTGGGTATCAGGAATATCGGTGGTCTAAATGGCGTTTATTGGTAACACCCCCACAACTCAGGCATTCACCCCAGCCGTTGATTACTTCAGTGGTAATGGTAGTACGACCGCATTCACGCTGTCTCGCCCAGTTGCGTCTGTGGCGCAGGTGCAGGTAACGATTGACAACGTAGCCCAGAATCCCAGTTCTGCCTACACAGTCAGCGCCAATACCATCACGTTCACTTCTGCTCCGCTGAGTGGAACAAATAACATTTATGTTTACTACACAAGCCCTATCACGCAGGTGATTGCACCGGGTCAGGGTACGGTAAATACCGCTTCTTTAACTTCCAGCCTATCGTTAACTACACCTACCCTTGTAACGCCAAACATAACTACGGGATTAACTCTTACTGGTTCTGCTGGTACAGCAGGTCAGTTTTTACAGTCACAAGGTTCTGGTGCTGCGCCTGTATGGGCTTCTCCCTCTGCTCAAATTGTTTCTTATTTAATTGTGGCTGGCGGAGGCGCTGGTGGTTACGCAAACAATGCTGGTGGTGGAGGCGGTGCTGGCGGTCTTTTGTCAGGCACCACAATAGTAGCGCCATCTAGTTCTTACACTATAACAATCGGCGCAGGGGGAACGGGAGTTTCTTCTTATGTTGATTCCACAGCAGGAGGTAATTCTTCTGCTTTAGGGTTAACTGCAATTGGTGGTGGAAATGGCGGCAGGAGTGGATTTGCTGGCGCGTCTGGTGGTTCTGGCGGTGGAGGTGGTGATACTGTTACTGGTGGCTCAGGAACTTCTGGTCAAGGTTTTGGTGGAGGGTCAGGTTCAAATAGTGGCTCAACTCAAGGCGGTGGCGGTGGCGGTGGCGCTACTGCTAATGGTGCTACTTCTTCTGGTGGTTCAGGCACTGGAGGAAATGGCGGAGCAGGTAGTGCATCCTCAATTTCTGGTTCTTCTGTAACCTATGCAGGTGGCGGTGGTGGTGGCTCTTACAACAACACAAGAGGCAGTGGCGGTGCAGGTGGTGGCGGCGCTGGAGCAAGCAGCGGAAGTTCTGTTTCTGCTGTTGCTGGCACTGCTAATACAGGCGGCGGCGGCGGTGGTGGTGGTGGCACAAATGGGTCAACTTACGCCCCTAGTGCAAATGGTGGCTCTGGCGTAATAATTATTTCCTATTCCGCCACATTAAAACTTGCAACAGCCACGGGCACATACACCCAGACTTCTTCTGGTGGCAACTACATCTTCACATTCACCGGTTCTGGAACCATAACTTTCTAAGAGGAAAATCACATGTCACATTTTGCAAAAGTAGTAGACGGCATCGTTACACAAGTTATCGTTGCTGAACCTGAGTTCTTTCAAACATTTGTGGACTCAAGTCCCGGTGAGTGGATTCAGACTTCGTACAACACACACGGCGGTCAGCACAGTAATGGCGGTACTCCACTGCGTAAGAACTACGCTGGTATTGGCTATTCATACGACCGCACAAAAGACGCATTCATCCCACCAAAGCCCTTCGCAAGTTGGGTA